TCCGCAGAAGAAGGCTGTGCGGAAAGGGTCAGGGTGTATGTCGTTGAACTGAGGGCGATAGACTCAAAGCCGTTAGCTGCACGATCAAGGATTTGAAGGTTGACGTTTGTACTAGAACCCCATGTACCAGCCTCGTCACCTGTAGTTATCAGTTTAACGCCATTTGCGTCTGTATATGTAGCCATCTGAGCGCCTATCTAAAAAGTTCAATTGCACTTAATATACTTTTTATTCCCATTTTAAGCAACAAGGGTCCACGTTGGATCTTGTGTCGGTGTTACTCTTGCCCAATTTGGATCTTGATCAGGCAGTATTAGACCGTAAACAGCAGCGCCCCCAATGAATACGGTTATTGAAACTCCCTCTACGGGTTCTCCCAGAATAAATGTTACGTCTTGTCCAGCAATGCCAAACTGTCCAACGTCCAGTCTTTCCGTAAAGCTAACATTAAAATCAAAGCCCGTTAAAGTAAACGAACCTGAGTCTAAATCTAGTCTAAATGCCGCTGCCAAGCTTGCATCTTGGCCTGTAAGCGTAAAGCTTCCAATATCACCTACAACACGCCTTTGAACTTCAAATGCTCCAGCTTGCCCCGTCAGTGCAATAGACCCTTGATCTAACGTAACGCTACCTTCAAACCTTGTAGTGAGATCCTGCCCCGTAAGTGTAAAGCTACCCGCTTCAAGATTAGCAGTCTTCTTAAAGTTTATCGCCTGACCCGCAAGCGCAAATGAACCGTGATCAATAACCTCTGTTATCTTGCGGTTAGCTGTAAACCCTGTTAGCGCAAAACTACCCGCCTCCGCATTCATAGATTTTTGGAAGTTAAGATTTTGACCAGTCGCCGCAAAGCTGCCGTGCGCTAACTCCTCGCGCATTGCGATCAGAGTACCTGCATCTTGCCCTGTGACCGCGAATGACCCCCTGTCTGGCTGCTCTCTCAAAGCAATTACAGTGCCCACATCCTGACCAGTCAATGCAAAGGAACCAAAGCCTAGAACTCTGGATACCTTGGTATCCACATTTTGCATGGTGAGTGCAAACGATCCTTGGTCCAGTATGGCACTTACTTGCACACCAAAGTCTAAGGTCTGTCCTGTAATCGCAAAGCTGCCATGATCGGCGGTCAACCGCAAAGCCTTTTGGAAGTCAGCGGTTTGTCCCGTTAGATTAAAACCACCCGCCTCAAAAATTTCTCCAATAAGACCAGACGCGGCTTGTCCTGTTAGGGCAAAGCTACCTTGGTTGAGTATTGCGCTTACTGAAATTTCTGGCGTGAAGTCTTGGCCTGCAAGAGCAAAAGAACCTGTCTCCGCACCCCCCGCCAAGCCCTTCCCTTGGATCAGACTATTTTCTTGACCTGATACAGCAAAAGAACCTGTCGCAAGACTTGCGGAAACATTTAAAGACGCGGCTTGACCCGTAACTGCAAAGCTACCCGCTCCAAAGTCTTCATTCATAGCTATGTTTAGAGTGACTGCTTGACCAGAAACCGCAAAGCTACCCGTGCCAAAACCATCACTGAGTGCTATGTTAGTTTCCGCCGCCTGACCTGTTGCTGCAAAAGAGCCATGATCTAAACTAACAACAATAATCTCATGTCCAGAAGACGCGAGTGCAGAACCTGCTATGGGGCTGTAACCTAACATAGCAAGAAACTAACATTGTTTTTAGTTTGAGTCACCCTCATATCGACAGGTCCACATGGTCAAGCTGTACTTCTTTCCCCCACGCAAAGGCAGAACCTTATGTCCATGTGTTACCATAGACGGAAACAAAATGCACTGTCCAACTTTTACATCTTTGTTTGTAAACCCTTGTCTGGGAAAAACAAGCTCCGCGCCCTCGTAATTGTCATTGAGCTTTACACTGCCTGTAAACAAAGATGCATCTGTGTGAAAGCCTAACTCTGTCTGCGTGTCCATAGAATATCGCATGGTAAACGCATCACGCAATCCAAGGTATGCTTCTGGGTGCCAATGCTTCTCGCATATCTTACTAAGATTATCTGCCCATTTTTCTGATATCTCGTCCCAAAAGCCTAATTCTTTTAGACGTATTTCTTGCGCTGGAAACTTATCGCCATCAAGCTCACCCCACCGACCAAGGCTCTCTGATGCTTCAATGTATCGTTGACACTGAGCCTCTGACATAAAGTTGGCTACAAGTATTTCTGGCGCAACTTCTTCATACATCAAGCCTTTCTGATAAGCGGGAGATAATACCTCTGCCTCTTCTACATACCCAAATGTATCAGCAAGTTTTTTAAATCTTACTTTTGCGTCATCTCCACCATTCCCATGATAGATACACGGGCAGCACATACCGTTAGATATTTGACCGTTGATAATCTCAACATCATCATCGCACTGAAAGATGTAGCCTTCATAGTCCAAATTGGCAGAGGCCGTAGATTGCCAGTCAGATGACAGAAATCTTTTCTGCATCCATAGTTGATCGTCAGAATCATTGGGCACTGCCTCATTAAGAAACTCTTTAAGCGCACTTACCTTGCCCATGTAAACACCACTGTTCAAATACCTGTAGAGTGTTGACAAAGGAAATTGTGAGGCCATTGTCGGATCAGGCCAACAATTCTTTTCCGCTGCGAATATGATATCCGCACCCATGTCCTCATATCTCTCTAGGATAGTAGGCAGCGTGTCGTTTATGACAACATCGTAACCATCCACAAATAGCACCACATCCCCATCATGCAGGGATTCAAGGTGGTTGCGTACAAGATTGATCTTTTGACCGCCACCTTGGGCTTCCATTGTGCCGCCCGCCCAAGTGACTTGGCGACCCAGATTTAAGTACGTTATCCCGTACTCTTTTGCGGACTGTTCTAAAGCCCACATTTTACTTTGATCTGTTCCAACTGTAAGTACATGTACCTGCATTGATTCCCCCTCAATCGTGCTTGGTCTAAATTCTCTTGGTATCTGCTTAACCACCTCTGGTGTAAAGAAAAAGTTCGATTGAACTTTTAGTTTGGCAGGCACCCATTCATCTACAGGGATGATAGCATCCTTGTAGCCTTCTATCAATCTCTTGGCGGTTTCTGGTCTAATAGCGTAAGCATGACAATTATACCAATAGCCAAGAGTATTAAGGCGGTATCCCAACCAAACGCTATCATGCTCTTTCAATAGAGTGTCTACTGCGCTAGGATCAATACTTTCATAGACTGCATCCTCTTCAAGTATTATCCCATTGCGATTAGACGCGGCTATCTTTTCCCAAACCCTGAGATGGCTACCAGCGCAACCAAATTCTGTAACTAACAGGGGCCTGTCAAGTATTGGATCACGCCATTGTGTATTTCTAACACAGCCCGTCTCTTCCTCTACGGTACTCCAGTCTTTTCCCCGTGCATCATACGCAGATCCATGCAGAGAAATCTGGTATACTATCGCCACCTTGGGCCTTCAAACCAAGCAACCAAACTACGTCTGGTGCCTTTGGTTACTGGTAAAACCCTATGCTTTAAATAGCTTGGGAAAACCAATACCGTTCCTTTTTTCCTTGAAGAATCGTCTGGCGTTGGGCACTCTGAGAACTCAAAAACACCACCCTCATATTCTAAAGGATCAGACAGTTGGACTGTTACACTTAACTTCCTGTCTGTCGTATTATCTTCAGACCAATTTACATCGTGATGCCAGTCATAGTGACCCATCTTAGATGCGTGATACTCTGTAAATTGCATATCGCATTTATTGTCAACTTGCACATGAAAGGCGTTGTTGTTTGCTGCACTAACAAAGTCCCAAAGAATATCTTGAATTACATTATTTCCGCTCAACCAAGAAACCTCACTTGAACGAAAACTGTTTTTCTCTGATTGATCGTTAAAGGTTGTGGCTGCTTGTGAGTCCACCTTCTCAGCCTCTGCCACAATAAAATCAATTGTGTCTGGTTGCATAACTCCAGACCACATTTGCCAATTCTGTCTCATAAAATTTCCCCCATTAAAATTTTTATACAGTAGGTGTGAATGTACCAGAATCCGTAAACCGATGATAGGTATACCCCCCAGAAGACGTTATAGTCCCACCTGAGGCCGCAGTGCTGCCTGAGTATCTTATAATGACCACTCCACTTCCACCACTCGCACCAAGTCCAGTGGCGGATCCTGAAATACCAGAGCCGCCCCCACCACCGCCGCCTGTATTTGCTGTTCCCGCTGTTGCCGCAACAGTGTTGCCTGTGGCCCCTGCGCCACCGCCACCAGAACCCCCCGCACCGCCACCGCCACTGTTGCCATTATTGCCCCCACCGCCACCGCCGCCTAAATCAAAGCCATTCCAAGTAATGCCCGCGCCACCAGCGCCACCTTGAGCGGTGCTAGGGGCATTTGAACCTCCCGCCCCTGCGCCACCCCCGCCACCAGCGCCTGAGCTTGCCCCATTGCCGCCAGCGTTCCCTTGTCCTGAAATCCCAGCACCCCCTGATGTAAATGTGTCAGCGCATCCCCCGCCACCTGAACCACCAATAACTGCAGCAAGAGATGAACTAGCCCCTTTACCGCCACCAACTGCAATGCCCATTAAGCCCGCACTGGTGTTAGATCCAGAGGTAGCACCTGTGGAAATTGTCCCTCCAAAGCCGCCAGCCCCAATAACAATAGTGGTGTTCCCAATGTATATATTTGATTTTTGAATCACACCGCCAGCCCCGCCACCGCCAGCCCTATTGGTTTCTCCTGCGCCGCCGCCCCCAACTATCACTGCATCGACCTTCATAAGCCCAAGGGCACCCGCAATAGTATCTACCGTTGTGCTATCTAGGGAAGCAATGTTTTGTAATCCTAAACTATTACTAATAACCGTATTGCTTGAAACTTTAATCGCCATCTTCGTATCCTTTACTATTAGCGTTTAATTTTTATTCTTTATTTAAAAACCCATCCAGAAGCTCCATCAGCTTGGTGAGATTCCTCATCCCAATCATAATAATGCCCTGCTTCCCGTTGTTCTTCTGTTAAGTCGGGCACACTATACGGTGGATCCCAAAGATATGTGTCTGAATTAAGTGTCCAGCTAGGGTATGGCTGTGGCTCGTAAAATCCTACGCCATCATATTTCCAATCAACACCAGCAAAGTTTTTTCGCAAAGCCTTTGTCTGGTCAGAGGATGGGTTGTTGCTGTTAGGTTCGTAATGAACGCCACCCCTAGTATTATATGAACACTTTATCCAATCCCCTGCAGATGTATCGACAAAGGTCTCAAAAAAATCTGCTTTAGCTACAATAACATTTGTTACTATTCCATCTAATACTTTTGCATAATGTCCCATTTTATTTTCCTACTAACTTACCGTGAAAGTACCAGAGGACGTAAACTTATGATATGTGTAGCCACCAGATGAAGTTATAGTGCCGCCTGTTGCAGCAGTACCGCCAGCATATCTGATA